ACCGCAAGGCTCTAGAAGCCGCTATAGTCGGTGGCTACGCTGATCCCAAAGAGTTGGTCAAAGATTTTTCTGATGTGTATCCAAACATTGATGCAGTACGCGAGGCTATGGAAGACCCCGCGTTTGGCCGCATGGCGCTCGACTTAGGTGCGGTAGTCGGACTAGACCTGCCGCTGCACCCCACTGTGGAAGACGCAGTTAAAAAAGGTGACTTGGGCGATGTGCTATCCAATATCGCACTTACAAATCCCGTGCGCCAAGTTCGGCAAACAGCAAATGCTTTCCTGAAAGTAGTAGGCGACACAAAAGTTGTTGTGAAGAAGAACCTCAAAGCCGAGGATGGCCGCTCCGTTGCAGGGTTGTTTGATCCAAAGACCAACACGATTTCGCTTGACGCGGATGCTGGTATCAACACGCACACGATACTCCATGAGATGTCCCACGCAGGGATGTCGGCGGCATTGGCTGACCCCAAAAATGGGTTTGCTGTGCAGTTGAAAAAGCTATTCAAAGACTTGGATGGCTACCTTGGCAGTGCATACGGCGCACAAAACGTGGACGAGTTCTTGTCTGAGGCGCAGAGCAACCCAAGGTTCCGCTCTGATCTAGCCAGCATAAACGTGAAGGGCGAAGAAGTTACCGCGCTGCAGCGGTTCTTTAACATAGCCAATAACTTCCTTAGTAAGTTCCTGCCGTTTGTGAAGTCTCGCAACATAACTGTATTGCAAGAAGTAGACGCGCTTGTGGACGGACTGCTAGCACCTGCGCCGAAATACCGTAACGCTAACCAGATGGCGATGATGTCCACCCCCGAGGGCGTTAAGAAGTTTACGAAAGATACCGTGCAAGCTGCGAAGAAGTCGATAGACGCAGAAAGTCGCCAACAGTTTAAATACTCTGCTCGTGACTTCTTGTCGGAAGGGTTCTCGAAGAAGTCTAAAAATCTCTTGTTGAAACTTACAGGTTTGCAGGGGCTTGGTGATATAGCGCAGGCTGTAGGTCTGGGACGTATGGGCTACAAGTTAGATGAGTTGGTGGCCAATCAACGTGGTGAAATTCAAACTGCCAACAAAATGATTGAAAATAAGATTGGTAAAATATTAACCAAGCTAAACAAAGGTACACCCGAAGCTGCGCAAAAACGTACGGAAGCCCTAAACCGTTTAATCTACGACAACGACTACGGCGCTACGATCTATCAGGTAGACCCTACAAAACCAGTGGGGGCGTATATCAACAAAGACGGTAGCCCTCGCATGGACAATGATGGCAACGACCTGTTGGAGGTGTGGAAAAAACAACGTGCGGACTGGAAAGCATTGGGGCCAGACGGGCAAGCTGTCTACAACGAGATGCGATCAGTGTACAAAGATCAGTACGAGAAGCTCAAAGCTGTTGTTCTTAAACAGATTGACGAGTTGGTGCAGAACCCTGATGATGCGGCTAAACTAAAAAGAGACATATTTGCCAAGCTGTTCGACTCTAGCACCTTAGATGTTTACTTCCCGCTGATGCGTGACGGTGACTATGTGTTACGTTACGAGGTTAAAAACCCCAAGTCTTCCCGAGAAGCCAGTGTAGTGCAGACATTCACCACTGCTGCAGAACGTGATGACGCCGCAAAAATGTACAAGGCAAACAAGGACTACAAGAATGTAGAGTTTGTTGAAGAGATAACCGCGGACACTTTTAAAGGTACGGGTACTGATCCTAGCTTTGCGTACGATACACTCAGTATCCTAGACAAAAACAAAGTGCCACAAGAGGTGAAGGATCAGGTGCTCAAGTTGTTCATCAACTCTTTGCCCGAGACATCGTTTGCTAAGTCATTGCAGAAACGTAAAGGAACACCGGGGTACATGCAGGACTCTGTGTACGCTCTCAAGACAAAGGGCTACACTCTCGCAAGCCAAACAGCTAAACTTAAATACGGTGCGTTGTTGCGGCAGTACGAAAAAGACTTAGAAGCGTTTGAGCGTCTTGATGTGGCGGAGGCTAAAAGTATTGTCGGCAAAGGAGCCGAACGACTTACCGCTGCGTTTGGAGATGTAAAAGCTGAACTAAAAGATCGCGCACGGTTTGCACGGGTGGGCGCTAAAAATGGTGATGTAGAAGCTATTGCACGTAGGCTTAACCAAACTGCGTTTATCTACACTATCGGCTTCAACGCGTCCTCCGCACTGGTTAACTTGTCACAAATACCTCTGCTTGTAGCGCCATTCTTGGGTGGTAAGCACGGATACACCAAAACTTATTCCGCGCTTAAAGCTGCCTACGGTAACACACTGTTGGGCGGTAAGCGCGGTGGTGGAACGAACTCTATCTTGGACTTTTACGATATATCCGACAAAGGTAACTTCACTCTCAAGAAAGGGTTGAAGCTACCTGAAGGCAAAGAAGTCGAGCTGCGCAACATGGAAGCCTTAGTGCAAACTGCATCAAAACGTGGCCTGTTGGGACAAGGGTTTCTAGCTGAGGCTATGGGTCTAAACGAAAGCAGTCGCATCAAAAAGGGTAGTAAAGTCGGTAACGCTTTGGATAACGCGTCCGTTCTGTCTGCTTGGCTATTCAACCACGCGGAACAACTTAACCGTCAGGTGACACTGATGGCATCGTTCAACCTAGCGTTAGATAGCGTGACAAAGGGTAAACCAAACAGCGCCAGCGCAGCGCAAATCGAAGAAGCCGTGCAACAGGCCATTTACGATACACAGCAAACAAACGGTGGTACGTTCCTAGAAACTGCGCCTAGCATAGCGCGAGAAGGTGTTGGCCGCGTTGCGTTTATGTATAAAAACTACGGCTTGCAGATGTACTACACCATGCTGAAGACTGCGAAAACCGCCATGGACAGCGACAAAGGTGCGTTGTTTGGTAAAGAAGGATCACCCGAACGTAAGGCCGCGGTGAAACAACTTATCGGTATGCACGGATCAGCGTTGTTCTTCGCAGGTGTTCAAGGTCTGCCGCTATACGGCGCAGTTAAACTCATTGCTAACTTGTTCTTCTTGGACGAAGAAGAGGAAGATTTTGATACACTCGTGCGTCAGTACATGGGTGAAGGTTGGTACAAGGGCGCTATAACTGAGCTTGCGGGTGTAGACGTTGCAAGTCGTATGGCGCTCACCGGATTGTTGATCCAAGAAAACAGATTTAACAATGATCCATCCCTAGAAGAAACTATAGGGTTCTACGTAGGTGGCCCGGCACTAAGCGTAGCTAACCGTTTGTACAGAGGTGGTTCTGACCTGTTCTCTTCAGAAGGAGACACGCAGCGAGGTATAGAAAACATTATGCCAGCGGGGGTAGCAAATGCCTACAAATCTACCTTCGGCAGGTACGCGCAGCAGGGCGGTATATACACAAGGCGTAGTGATCCTATCTACGACGATATGACTGGCGGCGAGTTGGTTGCTCAAGCTCTGGGTTTCCCACCAACAGAGTACACGTTCCGCCAAGAACAGAACAGCGTAACTAAACGTATCGACATTGCGGTTGGCAAGCGGCGCTCCGCTCTACATAAGAAGCTATACATAGCGCAGCGCATGGGTGACTTTGATGCTGAGATGAAAATCTATGACGAGATTGACAAATTTAACGCTCGTCACCCTGAAGCAGAGATCAACGCTAAATCCATAGAGCGTTCATTGAAGCAACACGCCAAAACTTCTTCAGAGATGTATAACGGGGTAACTCTAAGCCCCTTGTACCGTGATGCTCTGGAAATGATCCGAGACTCCTACAAGCAATAAAAAACCCCCGCTATTGCAGTGCGAAACCTAGCCAAGCGGGGGTACAGGAGGAGAACGACAAGTAAGTGGGACTTGTCAAGTGTAATATATCACACTGTTCTCCACATGCGAACCCCAAACATTTCGTTTTCTATACGTACGCGGGTTTCTATGCTCCAGTTTTTGCGTTGTGCTATATCAAGAAACTGCTTCTTGGCTTTAATAGTATTAACGCACGGAATAAAAATAGATGCTCCAACCACCATGGCGTCCCAGTCTACGATAACCTTTACCCCATCTGGTGCGAGGTCATCAATCCTCAGTGGTTTCTGGTACACCGCTAAAACCTTTCAACTCCACAGCGATGGCGCGAATAGGCGGTAGGTGTAAGTTAGTGCCCTTAGACAAACGCATTTGTTTGCGCACAGCACCCATCTCTTTCTGCATCCCTGCCACCACACCTGTGTAGTCTAGCTTCTGCTCTCCAAGCCACCTCTTAAACGGTTTAGGTACAATGAAGAGCATGTTTGTATCTGTCTCGTATCGTGCGACCAATGCACCTCTTGGGTTTTGATCGGGGATAACCAAAGGCGAGATACCTTCCGCTGATTGCGCAGTATCTGTACTTTTGATTTTTAGTATGCTGCCCCAATGCTCTGTCGTAAACTCGGTGACCAGTGTCTGTACTGATGCAGTGCTGTCATCCACGAATGATTTGACCCGTATTAACTGGTTGACCACCCACTTAAACAATTTCTTTAGGTCATAAGATATTATACCTAGACGTTTAGCTACCAAGGCTCCGGTCAATATAGACGTGCACCCACCGGACCAAAAGCGGTTGACGTTATTAAGCCCCGCTGCTTTGTCTAGCTCGGCCTTTATCCGCGCGTAATCCACGGCGATAGTCTCTTTGTTGTTTATGACATACTGCACAAACTCTGGCCCAAAGTGACCGTAGTTTAACTGTATATCCCTAAGCTGCGCATCTGCTTCTCGCTGGTCAACAGGAACGCGGGGCATCTCATCTACTCTAAGCTCTAGTAAACGCTGCATCTCGGCTTTAGTATTGTTTTTGTACATAGACATTTGCGCATATATACTCACGTTACCTGTAGAGAACGCCAGCAACCGCCAAGGCTTACCCCTAACACGTTCGTGGTTACCTCCACCTGCCATACGGTTCTTCTGTACCCCTTCAGACAGTTGGTACGCATACGTTGATGCTTCTTTAGGAGTAAAGTTCGTCAGCTCGTCTGTATTTAACATCAGGTTGTGCATAAGTTCCGCTTGGTTCATTTTCGAGTTAACTGTATCTCCTCCCGTGGCTATCTGCCCACGAGGGTCACCCCATATAGATGACGCTGCATACATGGCAGTTGTTTTGCCACCACCTGTTTCACCGTACAGATGTACGCCTAGACTGTACAAACCCGAAAGCGGCATGAGTACAGTGCCGAAACCACCACATACGGTGAATTGATGTAGTTCCATACCATCGCGGTTATACCAATCAAGTAGCTCTCTACTACGCTCCTGCGTACCTTTGTGTTTAAACTTCTCTATATACCCCGAAGTTTTTGCAGAGGGTGGGTTGTACTCCACGCCCGTTGCAGTAATCAGTTGATCCCCCAACACAAACGCATCCATCTTCTTGTCATCCACCCAACCAAATTGCTGGTGTGCCTCGCTGGCGGTCGTGGTTTGCTGCAATTCTTGTATCCATGTGGCGGTGTATGTCATCAGTTTGTCTACGTCCTTCCCGAATGTTGCTATGCCCTGCATGGACATGTGTTTACGAAACTCTTCTCTTGAAGTGACACTCGACAGTGGGACAACAAAATCACGTACTCCGTCCCGTGGTAAGTGCAGTGCAAACGCTATAACCTCCCCAAGCTCCACATCATGTAGTCTACGCGTGACGTAAAAGTCGTGATGATAGATACATACTTCTTCTGTGTCGCCATCTTCATTCGTGCTGCGTAAATACACGCCACCATTCTGACCTCGGAAGTACGGTTTAGGTAGTGCGGGGATTGTTATGGTTTTCGTATCCTCCCCGTCTATTTCCTCTATGACATTGTCTTCGGGTGCAGCCTCTTTAACCTCTTTGGTTAGCTGTGCAGGGGTTGTTATCTTACCCTTGTTAGGACAGCCCTCACACCCTTCAGGATTAAAACGCTCTATCGTGCTGCAGAACTGTGGACCGCCTGTGTCTTCCATCTTACGTAGTGTGGCTTGAGCATCATAATCTTCATGCTCTGAAGACATAACGTGCGCAGCCTCTGCGCTATCCTCACACACGTTAGCTATAGACAGCCCAGCCCTCCACAAGTCGTGCGACACGGTGCTCTGGTTTTTGATTATATGTTTTATCTGTGCGCAGCCCGTACCGTTCTTGGTCTTCAACAGCAAGCGCCGGAAGCTCCCTTTGTAGTTTTGCTGTAGAGCTTCTCTAAACGCGCTTGTCGCGGACGCCTCGCGTTTCTGGGGTACTGGTATCGGATCACCCCCCAACAAAACTGAAAACTTATCAAAGTCCACAGTTGTTGGTTCTTCCACCCCATAAAATTCTACAGGTAGGGGTTCATCATACTTGTAGTTGTGAGTGCTTGGCACACGTAATATGCCCGCGGCATCGGATGTTCGAGACGGGTCAGCCTCAAACCCTTGTTCAGCGCACAGCCTCTTCAGTCGTTCAGCGACAGGCCACCAGTCTGCTCGGCACACAGGTTCGGACAGTATCCAGTAAACGTGCACACCGCGTCCAGAGTTAATGAGGGTGGGGGTAGGTAAGCCGTTGTTCTCGCAGAACACACGTAGCTCTTCAATCGCCACTTCTTGAGACGGGAACTCTTTGTTCGGTCCACAGTCTAAGTCCAAGAAAAAAGACTTCATCCATTGCATATTGGTAGCTACGCGAGACCCAGCCTCAAAGAACGTGCCCATTGCAAAGAAAGCGTTCCACCCGTTTGCGTCGAGATCACGTGCTGCCTGTAGCACCTCATCAGTAGACGAGTAAAATTTCTGTTTGATCTGTTCGTTTGGTTTAGCGCCCTTCAAAGCCCACACACAATAGTGACCCTCGTGCGCCAACACCAAATCTAAAAATCTTTTGTTTATCATTGTTACCACTCATACCATAGGAGTAACCACGGCCACCGTAGCAGCCGTGGATTTGTGTCTAGTCGTCGTCAAACATGCTGTCTACGATGTCGTTCAGATCACCTTTAGACGCTGGAGCCGGAGCCGCTTTATTAACGGTCTTCTTCACTGGCTCTGCTTCAAACATATCATCGCTATCCTCTTCTACGGAGGGCTTCATAGCCAAGACGTTGTTTGTTTTTGGTTTCGGCGTAAACGGGTTGGGGTCTTCCATAACGAACCCTCCGTCCACAGCGCCGAATGGGTTGGCGCGTTCCATCGGAGTATACTTGATTACCTGCACGGCGTTGATGCGCAGTGACACGCTCTGCTTACCCCCGAAGTCGTAAGGCACCAGCTTGACCGCCACGCTAACAGTGCTGCCCGTGGTCAACTGAAAGTCTTCCGGTAGCATGTTACCCTGCGAGTCATATTGGGCTGGCTTGTTTGTTACCTGCCCACCATACGAACCCTTCAACACGGCCTTGTGTGTGATGGTGCCGTTGTCATCTTTAACAAACGGGTTGGCCAGTTTCTCAGCCCACTTGTCTTCACGGTTTGCCGCGTATGCTGCGCTCATGGCTTGGAACAAACCTTTTGCAGTGGCGTTGTCCATGCGGAATGCAATGGAAAACTCTGCGTTAGCATCCCGTGGACCACAGGGCATACTACGATTGGCCTTCTTATCAAACGCGTACGTCTGATCTAGCTTCGGCCATAGTGCTTCTACGTTTTCAATGATGTAAGTGTCTGCCAATGTCGTTCTCCTTTTTGGCTTATACGTCTGTGTCGGCGTCGAAGTTAAACTCCAACTGTTCTTCTACAGGCTCATTACGAATTTCGGCCTGTTCGGCTTCTATGGCTTTACCTGTTAGGGCTTCGGTCACTGAAGTCTTGTTGAAACGGTATGTATTACCGATCTTAATATACGTGGACTTAGGGATATGCCCCTGTCGTACCCACGCACGGATAGTAGAAATGGACACTGCAAAATGCTTTGCCAAATCCTCTATTGGTACAAATGGTTCCGCCATTATTTTTTCCTTACTGATATGACATACTCGGTGTCTACGTTCATACCCTTCGGCAGAACGTCTGGGTTTTCCTCCAAGAATTGTTTGACATTGGTTTGGTTTAACCGCCTGTCTAAGAACTCAGGTACATCGTGCTCCTTTATGAAGCTATACATCTGTTCCCAATCACTAGTCCAATATTTGGTTTTAGTGGACCTGAAAAACAAACCTTCGGAGGTTCTGACGCTCTCGACATTGTGGTTCTCACAGTAGTCAAGCAGCGCGTTCTTTAAGATTTCCTGTTGGCGCACCAACGCTCCATCTTCTTCTTTAAACCGTGCGGATAGCTCTGCTCTTTTTGCCCGTAGTTTGATGTAGGCTTTTGTCAGTTTATCCGCAGGTATGTCGGACTGATCCGTCATTTGCGTTCTCCTCTAGTAACGAGAATTATACTTTAGTGGTATAAAATACCCTAGTCAAGTATTTCTTTGTATAAGTCTATCATTTTTGTGTGTACGTCTATTCTGTTATCTAACAGTGAGTAAACACGCTTTTCCACGGCAGAGCCTTGCAACTGCACGACAGTACATCGGTGCTTCTGGCCCGACCTGTGAACCCGTGCGTTAGCTTGGGCATATGTTTCCAAGGAGGAGGTTGGACCCCACCACACCACCGTGTTCGCTGCAGTTAACGTAACACCATGCGCCGCGGACTGCGGCTGGATGACTAGCACCCTTGGATCGGGGGTATTCTGGAACCGTTTGAATATGTCGGTTCGTTTTGCTACGGGTACATCCCCCCGAATTACTTCAGTAGCAACTCCGTCATTACGCAGCTTGTCGGTCAATATGTCAATAGTGTGTTTGAATGGTACGAACACAAGAACCTTTTGGCTGCTCTCGTCGATCACTTCCTTCAGCACTTTGTACCTGTGCTTGATGTCAAACTCTAACGTGTCACCATCATCAGTATACACAGCGCCAGCAGATATTTGTAGGAGCTTGTTCATAATGATCGCCGCGTTCATAGCGGTCACTTCGTCATCACCCACAGTCATAGTCATACTCTTCTTTAGCATGTCATAATATTTTTTCTGTTGGCGTGTAAGCTCGACCACACGCTTGACGTATGTCATGTCGGGCAGGTCAAGACATTCTTCTTTGGTGAAACGTAT